CAGTTTCTTTGCTTGCACTAAGTCACCGCCAGCCTCTTCAAAGAGTACGTTGAGTAGTGTCTGTTGTTTGTCAGTGAGTTGTCGTGTCATTAATCTAATGCCTTCTTAATAAAATTTACTATTCTATAAGGATCAAGGAATTTTGTTTCTTTCTTTTTCTTTCCTTTATATGTTTGGCCTGAAGTACCTGCAGGACGAAATAAACCACCTTCACCTTTATATGTAGATTTGTATGTTTTAGCACCAGCCATTTAAAATTCTCCGTTGTGCATAGCGTTAGCCAGCTTAGTAGCCCGTCCTTTTACTTGAGATGCCCACCTACTGTCTAACATTTCTTTTGCTGCAGTTGGGTAGTCCTCATCGTGGATAGCCGCCCACATATTCTTAAACTTACAAAGTCTAGGTACACCCATGTTAAACGCCATGTCTATGACAATAAGCTGACGTACAGCGTCCAGACTGTCCACGCAAGGGTGCGCACGTACCAGTTCCTCTTCGACTATCTGTACGTCATTCTCTGCTAGATAGACCGCATCAGCTTCTGTGATACCCATTTCATAGACGGTATCCATACTAGGTATGTCCATCCAGTCTAGTTCTTCTTTAGTTATGCCACGGTCTTCTAGGTTCCTGCCGATACCTATAGTATCAATTCCTAGTGTATCTTTATACACCTGTAGCCTTAGACCCTCGCTTACTACTAGCTTGTCTATCAGGTCTTGTCGGTTGTACTTCATTTTCTTTACCCTCGTGATTCATCCATACCGCAAATGCACCTGTCATGGCCCCCGTGACTACACTCACTAGTGCCGCTTGTTGACTTGTCGGGTCTTGCAGTGTCATAAACCACTCCACTACTCGCCATGCTGATATTGACATCATTAACATCATTAGTCGTGGAATCAGTTTCCACTCTAGTATCTTTTGTGCTGCCATTATTTTTTACCAAAGAATTTTGTTGCACTACGAACTCCAAAAGAAGCCGCAACGATAACTCCAAGTGAGTACTGATACCATTCAGGCATCTCGTTGAGTCTTGCAAATCCATTTGCTACTACATCTTCCATACCCGGCACAAAGGCTAGTATTAGTGGTATCGAAAACAAAATTGTAAGCCATTCGTCTTTCCACGAGTTAGATGACCCTTTAGCCATCTCTAAGTCCCAATCAATCTCGCCAGTAGCTTTCTTCTGCATGACGACAGCTTCAGCTTGTGCTTTAGCTACCTTAGTCTGTGCATTAGCTTTTGTCTGTTCTACTTTGCCTGACATCCATGTGCCAGCTATTTCTGCGATTGGTCCAATAAGTAAATTAAGCATTAGGCTCCCCGTCTGAACTGTGCGGTTTTCTTTTGTACCTTTTTAGGCTGCTTGACGAATTGCTTACCAGCAGCAGTTCCTTTTCTTTTAGCACGAGATGTCGCTGCGTATTCCGATGGCGTAAGGGCTTTAATCGCTGATGCCGGAAGATAGCGTTCCCCTGTGGCTTTTGATCCTTGGGTGGAAGGTTTGCCACTTTTGGTTCTCCAATCTTGCTTGGTCCAATTTGCTAAACTCTTCTGTGATTTTTTCATAATACAGTTATACCACTTATGTTTCTACTTGTCAAGTAAATAATGAATATGCTGTAGCAGATGCTGCAATTGCCCAAAGAAATAAACCTATAGCTATAACACCTATTGTACCTACACCTATACCAATCTTTATATTTTCCATCATCTCGTTGTGTTTTCGTATAGCTTCCCGCCTAGCTTTAAGTGCAGCTTCTCTAGCTTCTTGTATACGCTTCTGCCTTTCAGCTAAAATGCCTTTCCATGTACCATGCCCAAATCGCATGTCTACCATAGTGGCTACTTCTTGCAATTTCTCTGCTGCTATTTTAGCATCAATAACGTCACGTGCTACATTATCTACGCCAAACTGGTCTGTTATACCTACGCCAGCTTTTTTAGCACGTTCCTGCTGTACTTGTTTTTCGCCAGCAAACAGATTATCTATATGCCCAGCTATATCACTTATATCGTTGGCAGTGTTAATAGCACCCTTAATGCCATCTACGGCACTCTTCACAAGTGCTATACCTGCGAGTGTCTCTGCAATCATTGTTGGTTGGTTCCTACTTGGGTTGGGGTCTACATACTGCAGTTATCTTTTTTCTTTTACCGCCACCCGCTGGAACAGATTGTTGTCGGGACAATCTTTCAGCAAAGTATAGGCATCTATCCATGTCTACAAAAGTCTGTGTGCGGTCTATTATATTCGCACCTAAGTATACGTACAATACAAATACAATCATTCTATTATGCGAACTATATAACTTGAACCATCATCATTCTTAGATACTTCTACTGTTTTATTTTCACAAGAGTATCTTACTGTTTGGCTTTTCTTATATAAGTTTCTTTCTATGGTTCTTTTAGCTTTTAAACACTTAGATATTTTTTCAAAAGCGGTATGTTCAGATACATCCCCGCCCATGTACAAAATAAGAGTTATGGTTTTAATGATTTCCATTTCTTAGTTTCTCTAAGTTTTCTTCTAGTGTGTTTAATCGTTTTTCATAAAATTCTAATGTTAGTTTCTGCTGCTGGTCATATGGGGCTTTGCCTTCATCTATCTGTGTAGACAAATCATCTAGTTGATTTGCTAGATGCTCTATTAACATAAACTGTTCACTGTCGGCTGGAAGACTACCCATTTCTCCTCTAGGCCACTTGATGCGAAACTCTGTATTCTGTTCCAAATCAGCTTCCATCATTGTGATGTTTGTTTCTATTTGGTTCAGTCGTTCTATAATACCAAAGTATGCCCATGTTGCTACAGATGCAGCAGCTACCATGCTTATGATATTACGTAGGGGTAACGCAACTTCAGTATTCTCACTTAACTTTGTAGCCATTATTCAATACCTAGAACCCTAGATAGTCCAAATACTTCTAGCAGCATAAAGGTAAAGAACAATAGAAGAATGCTACCAGCTATTAGTTTACCGCTAAAGTTTGTTGACCCTATACGAATAGCAATAAACTCATTGCCTAGTATTCTCAGTATCAGTTCAAAACTATTTTCATTGATACCTAAAGATATAGGTTTTTTATTTTCTTTCTCTTCCACGCTACGCTGCCAGACTCTTTGGGCTGCTTGCTTCAAGACCCATCCACTTACTCCATTCTGCATAGTAGTGTCTCATCCCTACTTCATCATGTATTGTGCTATTCTCATGTCTGCCATGTAGAATGTTTCTAGGCTCTGTGCCTTCACGCATTGTTGTACCCTGACCAGCTACACCGATAAGGTCTTCATGTAAGTTTCTACCGAATGGCCCCCATATCGAGTTGTGGTGTTTGATACGTGTCTGTCTTTCCTCTGGCGTATCTTTCTTGAGACCGTATCCTCTAAACTCAATAAGTACTTTGTTTGGCCCAAGAGGTGTAACGCTATCGCTTCTATAAGCACTACCCCGTAAATTAAAATTAAATCCGGGGAAAAGGTCAACCATGTACCATTGATTGGGTGGCAGGTTAGGGAAACTAAGTTCTCCTCTATCCTCAAAGCCATCGTATTCCTCGTAGTTAACTGTGAAGCTACTGACGTTGACGTGTCCGTTATCAAACGGTATATTTTTTCTAGCAAAGTATTCATCGTTGAATCCAGACACACGATTAAAGTAATGCATAAAGTCGTGGTAGAACTCACTGTTAGTGTCATGCCACAGCTTGTAGTTAGTATTTATAACAGCCTTATGGTAGTGAAACACTTCCATCTCTTCAGTGTCTATGGCATCCGCTATGCAATCAAATGCGCCAGCAGTCCACTCATCTACACTCATAGAAGGGTTTGTATCTAGGGTAGTCCAGACCATACCGCCGTGTTTTACTTCACACGGTAGTTCAGTCCAGTTACCAGAATGGTAAGTTAATGATAAGTCATTGCCAGCAGGTGCTTGCACTTTATCTGTAAGGAATGTCCTGACTACGCCGTTATCAAAACGTACAGCTACGACATTCTGCAATGCTATCTGTGTCTTTCTGAAGTCACCTAAGTGTGGTAGTTCACTTGAATGGCACATAGGAACCCATACCTTAGAGAATATGTTTTCTAGTTCCTGCTCATACAAACTGTGGTCAGAGTATATAAGTGAACTTATGTGTTCAACTTTAGGTTCTTTAGTCCAGTCTTTATGATTACGTGGTGGCATTAAGTATCCTTATCATCCATCTTTACACAGAAGCAGCGGTCTTTGGGATTGTCAAAGCCATGCTCCGTTACAGCTACATGGCATTTAGAAAGCCATTCCTTCTCGCCGTATAGTTTAACCTGCATGTCATCTGGTGTAGCAACTACTACACAAAACATTAGATAGCTAAGATTTATAACCACCACCAGCAGACTTATATGCTTTAGCTAACATCTGCGCCTTACGTGCAGACCACTGACCCGGATTACCGCCCTTGCCACCAGCCTTGATACGACTAAACTGTTGCTTTCTCATTCCGGGCTTAGTATAGTTGCCAGCTTCATTAACTCTTGACTTGCTTTTAGCCGCACCCCCTTGCGAAAGGCTAACCGTTCTAGGCGATTTCTTTTGCGTTCTAGTTTGTGTGGTTTTCTTTTTTGGGGCTGTTTTTTTAGAGACACGTACCATCTCCTATCTCCTACCTTGCTGGATCAAAATATTCTTCTACAGATACAACTATATCTAATGTCATACCAGATTCTATGTAGGCTACAATCTTATCTTTTTGATGAAGTGTAAAAAAGTTACCAGCTAATACGTCATGGGTACTATGTCCAGACATAGATAAACCATTTAGTATATTGTAGTAACTGGTATCGTCATTATGATAAAACTGTACATAGGCTTTTTTACTGCTATTAGTTCCATTGCTTAAATGTAGAAACCTGACTATAGCACTGTAGTTATCAGGAACAGTATAGACAACATCAGCACTTGCGTCAGCAGAGGTGCTTGTTACTTCTTTACCTTCTGTGGTAAACTTAGATACACTAAGATCAGGCATTACTTAGTCCAATCCAGTAAGTCACGATGCTTCTTCCAGAACCAATTGCCTATGCACGTAAAGGGTTTGCCAATATTAAGCAAAGCCAATGCGATATAATAAATTGCTTTTTTCCTCATTTCTTTTTCACAGCCCCGCCACGCATCATTTTCTTCTTAGCCATTTTAGCCATACCACCGCCACGCATACGCTTTGGTGCTACGCCACCACGCATCATCTTCTTTGCTACTTTAGTTTTGCCCTTCATAGTAACTCCTCCTTGTGAAAATTTTTTCTTCTTAACCATACCGCCTTTATTAAAACCAACATCAAAAATATAAGTTCTTAAAGCGTCAACACCGCCGGGACCTGTAGTGTTTTCTTTAACAGACCTCAATTCATCTGCACCATATAAATTTAAAATTTTAGGGCCATATTTTTTCATTAAATCTGCCTTACTCATTTTTTTTAACGCGTCATATTCTTTTCCTTCGCGAAAGTCACCCATTTCTTAATCTCCGTCTGTCTATTACTAATGATTGAAACACATCCACCGGGAAGTGTTTATAATACCCAGACTTCTCCAAGCTTAATGCTGCATCGTCTAAGGGTGATAGCCTTTGTACAAATACCATGCAATAGACTAAGCTATCGTCTACTACACCATCTTCAACTAAAAAGTCCAGACCTGCCTCTTGAGCATCGTAGTCTGGATGAAACACCATAAGGTGCATATCTTTACCTGCAATGGACATGGCTTCGTTTACGCCATCGCACCATCCGTCTAGGTATTCCATTTCTGGTAGATACTGACTAGCCCATACAACTATATCATAATCGTGGGACTCAAAGTCTGCTACTTCTTTAGCTAGTCCATCTACCCCTGTGTTTATACTGAATACAACTTTGTTGTCTAGCCACGCTTGCTTTGCGTAGGGACACGGTGGTAGTCCATTAAGTTTCTCATTAGGTACTTCAAGAAATTCATGTGACCACTTTCGTATGTCAGCTTCAATCTTATGCATAAGGGTTTCGTTTACCTGCTGTACGTGTGCGGGAATATGATCTGTTCTTGGCTGGTGTCTTTAACGCTAGGTTCTTAGGTCGGTTATCACGAGGATTACCATTCTTATGCGCTACGTCTTTACCTGCTACGTTTACACCAGACTTCTTGAGGGTACTACGTGCAGCATTACGTTTAGCGCGATTAACCTTCTGTGCAGGTTTACCTTGGTAGTTAGCGTACTCTTTTTTATAGTTACGTTTTGTAGGCGCACGAGGAGCCATCTTACTTACCTGTAATTTTCTTGTAGGCTTCTGGACTAGCAGCTTTAAGTGCCTTCAGGCCGGGGTTGTCTTTAACCATACCACCTGCTGAATACATATGTTCCTTACCGCCTGACATACCACCACGCATCATCTTAGCTTTACCTTTCGGCATTTCAGCCATACCAATACCAATAGAGATAACAGGCACTTTCTTAGTTTTCTTCTTTACATCTGCGCCTTTACTGTTGCTTTGCACGTTAGATGCTGCTACAGAACTAGCACGTCTTTCTGCTTGTGATATATTATTGTCTTCTACATACTTTGTAATCTTAGCGTTTAAACCCGCTACATCACCTTTGTTTTTCATCGCATTGTTACGCTGTGCGTACAAAGATACTAATGCCCCGTTTGCTTCAGCCATTACTTCTTCCCCTTCTTAGCCATAGAACTCTTGGCTGCTTTATTAACACGACTAAGAGCCTTGTATTTATCTTCTTGCTTCAGGCGTTGTGCAGCAGTAACCTTTGGCGCATCAAAATCCGCTTTACCTGTTTTTGTATTAATAGCTGTATACATCTTAGGTTTAGATTTAGGTGTAGCCATAGGTTTCTTTTTTACTGGTGCTTTAGGCTTAGACTTAGGTAGAGTTTTAATAGGACTTACCTTTGTACCAGCTTTAGCTTTAACTGCTCTTGCTTGTTTAGCTGTTCTACCACCTTGGGACTTCGCACGATTGGCTTGCGGCTCTATGGTTAATTTTGGATACTTAGTATTAAAACTGTCAATAAACCTACCTATGGCACGTTGAATAGGACCAACTTTAGTTTTCTTATATGTGTCTACAAAATTATCTAAAGCAGTTTTAGAAACAGACACGTTTTTCTTCTTAGCTTCAGCAGTTACTTTGGCACGTAGTTCTTTTGCTTTACTGTGCATTGCTGCTGTTTCAGATTTATAACTTGGGTCTGGCATAAATATCTCCTAATTACCATTTAACTTTATGTGACCAATACTTCGCTGACAGCTTGCTGGTCGGCTTACCCTGCGCATTGTGACGTGCGTAGTATGATTTCTTACGTGCCTTATCCTTTGCGGATGTAGGATTCTTCCCAGCACCAGATACGCCTTGCTGTCCAAAGCGAATGAATTTATATGTGTCACCTTCTTTAGCCATTACGCAGTGTGACTTAGTTTTATGATTAGGGGTACGCTTAGGCTTATTAACGCCAGACAGCCCCTCTTCCTTCATCTTGGTTTTTACTCTTTCAGGTATAGCCATGTTACGTGCTTATTCCTTTGTTATCGGGTTTTTCTATAGGTACAGGGGGTGTAGTAGGTACTGCATCCTCAGATGGTGGTGCTTTTAACGGTAGCTTAGTCTCTAAGCATGTAGCACCCCAGTCCACTATCTCACCCTTATCTACTCTAGGCTCGTGTAACTCTTGTACAATCTCCCACGTAGGACATTCACTTACGTGTTTAGAGAATGACTTAATTTCCCCGTCTGGTGTTACGATTACGGAGAAGAAGACAAAAAAGGTATAGAACTCCATCACTCATCTCTTTCCTTCCACCCTTCTAGACGCATATAGTCCTCAGTCTCTTTAAGTGTAAAGGTACGTGGAGCAAACTTAGCATCCAATGCAGTACGCACATAGAACACATCACTGTGTGGTATGTGAAGACGGTCTAATGTATTGGTACGGATAGCATCATAGAATGCATCAAGTACATTATCTGTATATAGTTTTACAGATTTCTTAGCCATTGTCAAGAACTTTCTTTAATAAGCACAGATATTAATTATATATGAGGGGGTCACTTAGGTGTTACACTTTAGTGTATTAACAATAAAAATACAATTTCATTTAAGTGCTTTATTTAAGTGTATTTATAGTTTAAGTAATAAACACTTTA